AGAGAGCAGTCTATCATCAACTCTCAGAAATGTCAACCCCCTCCAGTAACATTTCCAGTCCCACACATTTTTTACTTGACAAACACTAACAGTTCATGCTATTATTGTTAGTAACCTCTAAATGTCTCCTATAGTGTAAGCACACAATCCACACATGACATCAACCTATCAGACACAACTGACAGACACCACTTATAATGGTTGGACCAATTATGAGACCTGGAATGTATCACTGTGGATTGGTAATGATGAGGGTTTGTATCACATTGCCAGAGAGTATCGTCGCATTGGTTATAAAGCATTCTCTGAGATGATGATGGATATGGGTGATGATTGTGCCACTGGTGATGGTGTCAAGTGGAATGATTCCAATCTTAATATATGTGAACTAGATGAGATGTTGGCAGAACTCTGATATAAACTGTGTGACCTAGGATGTCATAAAACTCACTACATTTCACACTAACTAACACAAACTCCATGTCTACTTCTGTAATGATCTCCCTGCTTAGTAAGGGTCAAACAGGTGCTCAAATCCTTGAGATTCTAGAGTCAATCTGTGAGGGTACTGTGCAACAGTCTGATGGGCAAACTACACCTAACTCAGGTACATTGGAGGAACTGACATTCTGATTCTTATGTGATGCTTACTGTGTGCCTCCTACTTGACAGTGGGGGGCATATATGTTAGACTACAGAGTAACACTGAGGGACAGTGTTTTTAGTCTGGGGGTGATGTTGTTGAGGTTGTGTAGCGACCCCCCCTCGACGAAAAAGCACTAAGTCCCTAACCTACAAAAGTGTGTACCCCTGAGAGAAATAAAAAAAAATCCAATAAAAAAAATACCCCCCATAGGATTTGCTCTGAGGGGGTTTTTAAATAACTGTAAGTAAACTGTAAGAAAGTATTAATGATTTACCACATATATTTGAAGGGGGAGTGTATCTTACCTAATTTGAGTGAGGAAAAATTCAAACAGAACTGGGAGTGTTTGCAGGGGTTAGTGGGATTTATGAAGACTGATTATACTGCTGAGGATCTCTCATATGAGGAGGTAGAACCACTGGTGGAAAACCCTACCTATGGAGAGGGTAGCAGTTATTGACATCAGATTAAATAAGATGTATAATTGAAGTGTAGTGAATTAACTATCATGGCAAAAGGATTTACAGTAAAAGCAGCAGCGCCAAGGACAACAAAGAAGCCTGCTGAGGAGTGGGATTATGATGCAATCAAGGCAAGGATGAAAGGGAAGGCAATTGTCTTTTGTCTACCTGGAAGGGGATGTAGTTATGCATTCATGAAAAACTTTGTGCAGTTGTGTTTTGATTTGGTGCAGAATGGCATGAGCATCCAGATCAGTCAGGATTACTCTTCTATGGTAAACTTTGCACGTTGTAAGTGTTTAGGTGCTAATGTATTGCGTGGACCTGATCAAATTCCATGGGATGGTAAGTTACAGTATGATTATCAGTTATGGATTGATAGTGATATCATCTTCAACACTGAGAAGTTCTGGCAGTTGTGTGATGTATCATTGAATGCAGAGGGCGAGGAGAAGGCAATTACTGCAGGGTGGTATAGTACAGAGGATGGTAGAACGACCTCTGTTGCACATTGGTTAGAAGAGGATGATTTTAGAAATAATGGTGGTGTGATGAATCATGAGATGGTAGATGGTATTAGTAAGCGTAAGAAGCCATTTACTGTTGACTATACTGGATTTGGATGGGTAATGATTCAGAAGGGCGTATTTGAGAATGAGGGTATGAAGTATCCATGGTTTGCTCCTAAGATGCAAGTCTTTGAGAGTGGTGCAGTACAGGATATGTGTGGAGAGGATGTAAGTTTCTGTTTAGATGCAATTGAATCTGGATATGAGATTTGGTGTGATCCACGTATTCGTGTTGGTCATGAGAAGATGCGTGTTATTTGATTAGGAGATTATTATGGCAAAAGTAAGAAAATCACTGTTGGGCAATGTATTCATTGAATCCCAACCCAAGAAAACAAGACAGGGTTCAGGGCAACATACAAAGTATGCTGCAACTAGCAGTAACTCTAAGAAGAAGCGATATAGAGGACAGGGTAGATAAGAATAATGAGAGGGGTATTGTTACCCCTCTTTTTTTATGGTATAGTATTATGGCTAGCGGAAAAATCTCTATTTACTCATGGCGTATTTAAATCATAGTTTACCTGATTGGTCTTGTTATATTCGTAATGAGTTCTTATATAATCATAAGAAAGGACATGGTGAGGTGACTAAGTGCGATGTTCATAGTGTTGCTAGCATTGAAAAACGCGTGCCTCTATTTGAAGCATTTTTAGAGAATGGTGTGAACTGGACTAGACGTCCTCTACATGCCTTCTGCTGGGACCCTGAGGCACCCATAGAACCATTGGAGGACATAATGTACTGGGACTGCTTTAGTCCTTATATTGATGTCCAGAAGCGTCATAGGTTATCTGGTCTTGAAGCAGAACTGATACGACCTGATGGTAAGAAAGTAAAGGGCAGTTATATGTGGACTTTAGATTGGAGTTGGGAGAATAAGGGAATACCTGATCTAAACTTTTCAGAAACACCAGAACATAAGTGTGCGCATTTGTTTAAGATGGATAATGGTAATTATTATGCCTATCCTAATAATAGAATTATTTGGTATGATAATGCATGGGTATTCAATAGGATTGAAAAGAACCCTGGATTTGAGATTGATACTACAGTGTATAGTGTAGAGAATAAGAGAAGGATTGAAACATCAGACCATTACATCTATGATATCAAAGACCTAGATAAAGAAAGAGGAACTATTAATGACTGAACCAAATCTATTAAGAGAGATTGCAAATGATGACAAAACTCCTAAAAATACTAAAAGATTGGTGGAAGATGGATTTTATGAGGCAACTGACTGTTCTGACCCTAATCATATCTGTACTTGTGGCAATGAACAGATAACACTTATTGAAGATTAGTGGTCTAAATAGGTCAGAATTGTTGTAACATAATTAAGTGCCTCTAGAAAGAGTCAGTAAAGGTTTTAAGGATGTAAGTGCATCATTCCAGGTTAACCCTATCAACTATGATATTGTTACTATAAAGAATGAGAATGCCATCAGTAGATCTATACGTAATTTAATTCTAACAATACCAGGTGAAAAACCATTTCAACCTGATATTGGATGTAGTGTGACTAGACTCTTATTTGAATCATTTGATAATTTAACTGCTAATCAAATTAGATCAGAAATTGAAAGAACAGTAGTAAATTATGAGCCTAGAGTAGATCTGCAGGGAGTTAAAGTTTCTGCAAACCTTGATGCTCATGAATTTGATGTAGTCATCAAGTACATCATTATTGGTGCAAATGCACGTACACAGCAATTAACATTTGCATTACAGCCCACTAGATAAATGCCTCTAGTTAATTTTAGCGACTTAGAATTTAGTCAAATAAAAGATTCCATCAAGGATTACTTGCGTGCGAATTCAAATTTTACTGACTATGATTTTGAGGGATCTAACCTATCAACAATTATTGATACTTTAGCATACAACACTTATATTACCTCATACAATGCCAATATGGTAACTAATGAGGTGTTCATTGATAGTGCTACCCTGAGGGAGAATGTAGTCTCTCTTGCAAGGAATATAGGGTATGTACCAAGATCAAAGAAAGCATCATATGCTAATGTAACCTTTACAGTAGATGCATCTGCTACAACAGCAGTTACTGTAACATTGAAAGCAGGGTCTGTAATGACCTCCACATCAACACAGACTAATAAATCAAAGAACTTTATATTCTCTATTTTAAATGATATTACTGTCCCAGTTAATTCCAGTGGACAGGCAGTATTCAGTGATATAAAAATATGTGAAGGAACTTATATTACACAACCATATACTGTAGATGGTAGTAATCCAAATCAGAAGTTTATTTTACCTAATACTGGTATTGATACTGGACTACTTTCTGTTGTTATAAAGGATACTAAGGATTCTACAGTTAAAAAGAAGTTTACCTTATTTGATAGTTTATTTGATGTAAATGCATCTACAAGGGCATATTTCTTACAAGAGATTGGTAATGAGAACTATGAACTTCTATTTGGTGATGGTGTATTTGGTGAGAAGTTGCAAGATAAAAATTATATTGAAGCAAGTTATATTGTAACTAGTGGTCCTTCTGCCAATAGCATTGAAAGATTTAAGTTCATTGGCAATTTAGAATCTAATAATGGTGATATTATTAGTTCAAAGGTATCAGTCATTAGTACTGAACAAAAGTCTATTGGTGGTAAGAACATTGAATCTGTAGCATCTATCAAGAAATATGCTCCACAGATCTATGCATCACAAAATAGAGCAGTCACTGCTGCAGACTATGAAGCATTAATTCCTAAGATTTATCCTGAAGCAGAGTCTGTATCTGCTTTTGGTGGTGAGGATCTTACTCCTCCCCTCTTTGGTAAAGTCTTTATTAGTATTAAACCATATAATGGAATCTTCCTTTCATCATCAATTAAGGAGCCCCTACAAGCAGCAATCAAAAGATATTCAGTTGCTGGTATCTTGACTGAAATTGTTGACTTGAAATACCTTTATATTGAAGCAGATTCTGAGGTATACTATGATACTAACAATGCACCTTCTAAAACCTCAGTACAGGATACTGTAACTAAGAGTGTTGTAAGGTATTCTGACTCTATTGAATTAAATAGTTTTGGTGCAAGATTTAAATATTCCAAATTTCAAAATATAATTGACAATAGTAGTGATGCTGTAACTTCAAACATCACTAATATCTCTATGAGAAGGGATATGGCAGCACAGTTAAATACTTTTGCAGAGTATGAACTGTGTTTTGGAAATAGATTCCATCTCAAGAATCATGGTCATGGTGCTGTTTATGATGGCACTTTAGTTGGATATAATATCAAATCATCTGGTTTCCAGGTGGCAGGTATCAATGGTACTGTTTACCTTGGTGACAAGGCAACAGGAGACCTTACAAGAGGTTCTCTGTTCCTGTTCAGGTTGAACTCTCCATCAGAACCAATTATTGTAAAACAGAACATTGGTACAATTGACTACAAGAAAGGTGAAATTAAATTAAACCCCATCAATATAATTAGTACACAGGTCAATAGGAACACACCACTAGTAGAGGTTTCTGCTGCTCCTTACTCAAATGATGTCATTGGTCTCCAAGATCTCTATCTGCAACTTGATGTAAATAATACAACAGTTGATGTTATTCAAGACAATATTGCATCTGGCAATGATGTCTCTGGTTCCAACTATATTGTATCACCTAGTTACACTTCAAATGTATTGGTAAGAGGAACACCAGTTACAACAGTACCTGAACTCTCTACTACAAACATTACTACTACTAATCCTACTAGTAGACCTTCAACTAGTACATCATCATCATCTTCTTCATCTTCATCATCTTCCTCAGGATACTAATAAGAATTACAAATGGCAGTAGATAGAGTAAAATTACAGCAAATTGTTGCTAGTCAACTTCCTAGGTATGTTAGCGAAGACTTTCCTCTTCTAACAGATTTTTTAGAGCAGTACTATGTCT